GTTGAGAGCCTTTATAAGAGGCTTTCTTTAATTTCACACTAAAAAATTTATGGAGGTAACATCATGAGCAAAATTATCGAACTGCGCGAAAAGCGCGCCAAAGCGTGGGAAGCGGCTAAGGCTTTCCTCGACACCAAACGCGGTGACGACGGGCTTCTGTCCGCCGAGGATACCGCAACCTACGACAAGATGGAGGCGGACGTTGTCGCTCTCGGCAAGGAAGTCGAACGGCTGGAACGTCAGGCCGCTATCGACGCTGAGATGGCGAAGGCCACCAGCAAACCCATCACCAACACACCCACCGGCGAACCCGCCGAGGAAAAGACCGGGCGGGCGTCCGGCGATTATAAAAAGTCGTTCTGGAACGCTATGCGCGGCAAGGTCTCGGCTGTGGTGCTGAACGCCCTGCAGATCGGCACCGACACCGAGGGCGGTTATCTCGTCCCGGACGAATTCGAGCGCACCTTGATTGAGGCGTTGGAGGAAGAAAACATCATCCGTCAGATCGCCACCGTGATCACCACGGGCGGCGACCGCAAAATCCCCGTCGTGGCGACAAAAGGCACAGCGTCGTGGGTGGACGAGGAAGGCGCTATCCCCGAAAGCGACGACAAGTTCGGTCAGGTATCCCTCGGCGCGTTCAAGCTGGCGACCATGATCAAGGTCTCGGAGGAGCTTCTCAACGACAGCGCCTTCGACCTCGAAAACTATCTCGCGCAGGGCTTCGCCGGGCGTATCGGCAGCCGTGAGGAGGAGGGTTTCCTTGTAGGCTCCGGCACCGGCAGACCTACCGGCATCTTCAACGCCACGGGCGGCGCGCAGCTCGGCATCACCGCCGCAAGCCAGACCGCCATCACGCTGGACGAGGTGCTGGACTTGTTCTACAGCCTCAAATCGCCGTACCGCCGCAACGCTTCTTTTGTGATGAACGACAGCACGGTCAAAGCGATCCGCAAGCTGAAGGACAGCACCGGGCAGTATCTGTGGCAGCCGTCCATCAAAGAGGCGACCCCCGACACCATTCTCAGCCGCCCGCTCTATACTTCGGCCTTCGCGCCGGAAATCGCGGCGGGCAAGAAAACCGTCGCGTTCGGTGATTTCAAGTATTACTGGATCGCCGACCGTGAAGGGCGCGTATTCAAACGGCTGAACGAGCTCTACGCCGCCAACGGTCAGGTCGGGTTCATGGCGACCCAGCGCGTGGACGGCAAGCTGACCCTGCCGGAAGCCATCAAAGTTCTTCAGCAGAAGGCGTAAGGAAAGCGAGGTGCGCGGCATGAAATTGGATACAAAACTGCTGCCGAGGGTAAAAGCGAACCTCATACTGGAACACGGCGCGGATGACCGGCTGATAAAAGGCTTCATTCGCGCCGCCGTTTCCTATGCGGAAAGCTACCAGAAATTAGGCGCGGGGTTTTATGAGGGAAATGCCATGCCGCCTTCCACCGCGCAGGCCGTGATTATGCTGTCGTCCCACTTTTACGAAAGCAGGGACGGCAGCACGGGCGGCTTCTTCGCCGATAACCCGAACGCGGCGGCGCAGGTATGGCAGACCGTCCACCGGCTGCTGGTTATGGAAAAGAGGTGGCAGACATGAGCTTTGGGAAACTTAATAAAAATATTGAAATCGTTACCGCCGTGTCCGCCAAAGACCCGGAGGGGTTTGCCGTCAATGGCGACGCCGTCATTGCCAATGTCCGGGCGTACTTCGAGCCGAAGAACAGCACGGAAAAATGGCGAAACAACGCCGTATTCGCCGAAGCGAACGCATTATTCCGTTTACGCTCCATACCCGGCGTTACCGTGGATACCACAATGACTATCATCTGCGGCGGTGAACGCTACAACATCATCTCCGCCGAGGATGTACGAGGGCGCGGGATGTATGTGGAGGTCTTGGGAAAAACGCAGAGACCCTCTGCAGGGGTGAGCGGCAATGGCTAAAGCGACAATGAAAATGCCGGATGATTTTTTACAGAAAATTTCGGCGTTGGCTGAACGGACGGACGATATCGTCCCCCGTGTACTGGAAGCGGGCGGCAAGGTCGTGCTTGATAAAACCAAAAGCAACCTGCGGGCGGTCATCGGCAAAACGAAACACCCATCCCGCGCTACAGGCGAACTGGCGAACGCGCTCGGCGTGTCCGGCGCCCGCATGGATCGTGAAGGCAACTACAACGTTAAGGTCGGCTTTGCTGAACCGCGTCGGGACGGCGAATCAAACGCCAAGATTGCAAACATTATCGAACACGGCAAGCACGGGCAGCCCGCGCGCCCGTTTTTGAAACCCGCGAAATCCGCGGCCAAAGACGCCTGCATCGACGCCATGAAAACAAAGCTGGAGGAGGAGATTGACAAAATATGAATATCCTAACGGAATTGAACACGCTGCTGACGGGGCTTTCCGTTCCCGTGGAGACAGGCGTGTTTTCGGGCAAAGCCCCGGACGAGTATATCGTGGTCACTCCGATGGCGGACACTTATCCCGTACACGCCGATAACCGCCCGCAGTTTGAAACGCAGGAGGCGCGGCTGGCTTTGTTTTCAAAGGGCAGCTACCTCAAACGCAAAAATGAAATCGTGCGGGCGCTTTTGGCGGCGGATTTCACGATTACTTCCCGGATGTATATCGGTCACGAGGACGATACCGGGTATCACCATTATTCCATTGACGTGGCGACCAGCATGACGCTGGACTCAACTTCGCCTGACGGCGATAACTATTAAGGAAACAGGAGGAAAAATTAATGGCAACTATAGGATTGGATCGGCTCTACTACGCGCCGATCACCGAGGCGCCCGCGACGGGCGATGAAACCTACGGCACCCCGGTCATGCTGGCGAAAGCCATCTCCGCCGAACTTTCGGTGGAACTCGCTGAAGCGACGCTCTACGCCGATGACGGACCGAGCGAGGTGATCCGTGAGTTTAAGGGCGGCAAGCTGGCGCTTGGCGTGGACGACATCGGAAAAGCGGCGGCGGAAATTCTCACCGGCGCGACCGCCGACAGCAAGGGGGTGTTGGTATCGACCAGCGAGGACAGCGGCAAGCCCGTCGCTATCGGGTTCCGAGCCAAGAAGGGCAACGGTAAATACCGTTATTTTTGGTTGTATAAGGTCTTGTTTTCGGTGCCGTCCGACAGCTTGGCGACAAAGGGCGACAGCATCACCTTCCAAACCCCCAAGATCGAGGGGGCGGTCATGCGCCGGAACAAGCTGGACGGCAAAGGCCGGCACCCGTGGAAGGCGGAAGCCACCGAAGGCGATACCGGCGTCACAACGTCCGTTATCACGGGCTGGTACACAACGGTATATGAACCATCCTTCCCGGCGTCGTAAAGGAGGCGCATATGAACTACGGGGAAACGGCTCCCGCGGTCGATAAGGTTCTTCACGCCGACGGTTCGGTTACGACAAAGGCGGGCGGGGTCATACTCCCCGCCGACCTGAACCGCGCGAGGGAATTTCAAAACCGCTCCGCAGCCGCCGATAAATGGCTGCACCCGGACGGCTCCGTCACAGATAGCGAGGGGCGCGTTATATTAGACGCCGACGAAAGCCGTGCGCGGGACTATGCCGGGCGCATACCGCAGACGGGGTTCAAACCCGGCGAACGTATCATCGCGGCGCCCGCGCATCGGCTCAGCGACGTTTCGGTTTCGGCCGCGCTGCTGCCCCATGAAAAACTCGGCGAAATGGCAGAACCCGCTATTTTAATGAAGGACTTTTTCCAATTCGCGGACGCGGCGGGCGCGGCGGTAAAATAGGAGGCGTACATGAAAAATAAATTAACCGCGCACGGCGAGGCGACCGTGCGGCTTACGGATAAAGCCGCCGGGCGGGTTGTCCGGGAGATCACCGCCCATAACCGGCTCAACGCCGATTACGCTGCGGAAATAAAAAACAACCTTTTTAATCCGACGAATTCCCTTATGGTGTTTTTGTCGGACTACGACCAACCCTCCCCGGATAACGGGCTCATTTTCCCGATGGGGCGGTTTTTGGGGTTCGGCAGATACAACGCCGGTTCTTCATCGGCGCATCAGGGAGTATGGTTTGCTTCTAATTCACAAATAAACAAACAGGAAAACGGGCTGACGGTCTGCACCTTTGCGTGGGAGTTCACGGCGCAGCAGGCGGTTGGTACACTGCGTTCCCTGTTTTTGTATTGGGACGCAAGCATCGCCCGTTACCCCGCGCTCAACACGCCCGCCGTGGCATGGAAGGGTACGCCCCGGTGCAGCTTTGAAAACAAGCTGTACGATACCGTGGGGAAAACCGCGACGGATTATTTTGTCGCCGACTATATCACAAAGGAAGCGGCGGCACGGAAAAAGGCGAACACCCTGCTTGTCACCGGCCTTGCCTATGACGTTGACACCGGGCATATCTTCGTATTCGATTTCGACGCCAAAAAAATATACGAGTTTGCGGATATTGACACGGATATGACGGCGGCAAACGTACTCGCGGAATATCCATGCACAAAGGCGCATTTTTCGCGGGGGCTGATAAAAGGCGGCAACCTGTTTTTTGTCACCGGCAACGCCAGCCCGGTGAATACGAGCAATAGCTCATATACGGCGGCTACCGTCTATCTGTACCGATACCCGTTCAAGGAGGACGGCGCGGTGGAACTGCTGGACACCATGACCTGCGCCGAAGCGGGGCTTTCGTCCTTTGGGTATAACCTCGCGTCGGCATATATGGACGACTGGCTGCT